ATCAGGGCGATATTGCCCACATTCAGGACAAATATAAGGGTCAAATGTATCATTCTCTAGTATATGTATCAATTTCACCCAATCAGGATTTGCATCATAATGCCAAAATAAATATGAGGCAACGTCCTTCCGATACCTTTTGTTGGATGGTATCCTTTTCCCCACACTCAAAGCAGTAATTACTGCCCCTGATGGTGATACACTCGCCCCCAATAATCCATCAATCTTTACCCTATAAGGCAACTCGTCATTGACTACCTCAAGATTTATCATCCTAACCTCCTTGATAATAAGACTTCTTCATACTATTTAGTATCTACTCAGGCATTTCTCCACGCTCAAAAGTTTCTACCTCATCCAGTAGGATACGCCACTCAATACCCCTTATAGGAGTAGCTATCATCCTTTCCCTTAGCCACTTCCCTACTCTCTTGAGAATAAGCTCTTCAGCTAAATCAGCTACTGTTTCCTTCTGTGTCATTTTTCACCTCCATACCATTTAATATCACTGTCCCACTGGGCTTTGGCTGATAACTTTATGTCCTTGAAAGTAAAGTTATCTGGTTCCTTTCGACAAGCATCCAATAATTCTTGCTCACTCAACAGTGGCGGTTTCCCTTCAGGTAGTTTGTGGTAGCCAAGTTCTTCTAAGTCCTCAAGAATTTGTAGAGAAAACTCCTCTGTTTGTTTCAAATAACCATCTGGTGATAGCTTCTGAAGGCTATTGGGATAATGAGATGGTGTAGCTCTCAATTTAATTAGTATGTCAGTTATCTTCTCCTGTGCTTCATTCATTTCTCACCTACTTTCTTTAGGCTTCTCTCCAAGTGATGTCTGCGTATATGATTTATCTCGCAATCCTTACAACTACAGCGCTTGCCATTAGAATCCCAAGATGAGACATGAAATCGGGCACCATCACAAAAAATATGCTTCTCCATCATCTTGCCACAATCAGGGCATCTCACTAATTCTCTTTCAAATGTCAATATTTTAGGAACTAGTATAGTATGTTTATACATCACTCACCTCTTACTTTCTTTAGAATATCCTGCTTGAAGGCTTGCCAATCCTCATCGTGTATAACAATTCCTGACCATTTGCTACAGTCGCTAGTGTCCCAATACTCCTCCATCTCCAAGAATATCTCCTCCACTATGGACCCACATTCCTTCTCACAGGATTCTAGTTGGGCTTGGGCTATAGCCCTATCTTGCAGAGGTAATAGTTTTTCGGTAGATATAAACCATTCTTGTGGGCTATTAGGACAACCCTTGACATAGGCTTGGTCTACTACGGATGCCCTGGCTACTTTTATCTCCTTATCACTTATCAGTTTCATTGCTTAACCTCCTTCAATGCTTCTGCTCTTTCAACCTGCTTTCTAATTATGTATATTACATCTAGTGGTTCTGATAGGAGTTCCTTGAGAGTTTTGGGATAGCCATCAGGAACCCAGATTAAGAAGTTTCCAAAAGGCATCCTAGTCTTCTCTATTTAGTCCCTCTTACCACAGTAATATTTACTGCTAGATTGGCAAGTGGTTTGCAGCCAGAGGGTGCAAATTTATACTTGCCTAAGTTGCAAGTGGTTACTGAGACTCCAAGACCCTCCAGCACTTGTTTGATTGCAGTTGCTACGATAGTCTTACCCGACTTAGGGTCTCCCGTGATTATAATTTCCATATCTACTCCTTCCTTTAACCTCCTTTGTTAGTAAATACCAAATTACTCCTGTCTATCTCCACCCTTACTGGCTTTATCTCATCCTCAGCCAATCGGAGTAAAGGAAAACTTATATCAACTATGTTACCTCCCTCCACTTTAGTCCTCAATTCTATAGAGGAGTCACACCACCAACCAAAAACAGCAGAACCAAAGGCAGCATCGGCTCCTCTATCATAGCGTTCTCCTTCTATTACCCAATCCTTACCCTCATGGTGTATGAGGACAAAGCTGACCCTATGTTTCTCTATGGTTTCATCTATCCTGTCAGTGAATTGCCTCACATCATACTCATCGGTGAGGCGACCAGACATTACCTTAAATATTGGGTCAATAACCACTACTTGGGCATTGGTTTCCATAATCCATTGCTCTAATAAGGCTATACCCCAACCCTTATCCAGCTTTAGATTCCTTGTGGTAACAAAGAATAGGTTGTCCAGTGGTGACAGCTTATTACCAAAGCAATATTTATTTACCCGTTTCTGGTAGGCAGCTTTGGGTATTTCTAGCTGAATTACCAGCACAGTGGATAAGGTTGTTTTGAACCCCAACCAAGGCTCACCACTGGATAACTTAAAGGCCAGGTCTATGGATGTCATAGACTTCCAAGACTTGTAGGGTCCGAATATAATTATCTTGCCTTGTGGTATCATTATCCCTGACCCAATCAGCTCAGTTATGTGTGGTGGCCGCCAGGCTAGGAAGTCACCTAGAGATTCAGGTTTCATTTAGCTAAAATTGCTCCTGCTATTAAGAGGGCGGCACTACCTACTATTTGATGTAAGGGAGGCTCATACCCTGCAAAGGGAATTAAGGAAAACCAGATAAACCCACCAACTAAAAAGCACCAGCCTATTACTTTAATCATTCTATTACCACTCCTTCCTTACCACCAGTTTCAATGAAGCCTTGCTCCTTACCAAGATAGTCAGTGACCACCAAGCCTGTTCTATTGTTATCCTCTGGACTCCTAGTTGTATATTCTGGGTCTTGTTCCTCCTGTGAATAAACAAAGAAGTTGTCTGGATAGCTCCTAAGTTGCTGGATTAGAATTTTGATTTCCTTCATTAGATTCCTCCTTTTCTGGACATTCATATCCATAATGTTCTCCGTATGTTCTACCACATACTATACAATAGTCAGAATGGTCTGGTGGGTAGCGACCAAATTTTTATGCACCTTCAGTCTGTATTCCCCTATAGATTCAGCCACTTAATTCCTCCTCAATTAGTTTCTCTATGGCTAGACAGAGAGCTAGGGCAGGAGTTTTAGCATATGCGCCTACATAATTAACTCCCTCTCTATGGATAACGCAGTGGTGGTTATTATTCCCCCAGTTGTTTAATTGATAGGATAAGAGCTTTGGCTCAAGCCACTTAAAGCAGGCATCTAGGGATGAAGTAAAGCGCGGTAGCCTAGAAATATCCCTGCCATCAGGTCTATACCACCAATCACTAAATTGTCTGTGCTTAGCGAACCCTGCCCACAAAGCCAGCTTCTTGTTTAATTCCTCATTCATTTAACACCTCCTTTATGCAATCTATAGGTGATTTGTCGTCCCTAAGTCTGACAAACCTGGGAAATACTATGCCTCCCTTATTACCGAGTTCTTGCCCTTTGACTTCTATTACTCTACCGATATAAGTTCCAGGAGTAGATGCAAATAAGGCTCTTTCCAGGTCTGTCATCCCAGAGCACTTGCCTACCTCTTGTAACAGTCCGTTGCAGTTATAGAAGCCATAACGAATGGCTCCAATGACGCCTTCATATTTACCTTTTCCTTGTGTGAACCCCATAATAACTACATCCCATGTTTTAACTCTTTTTACTTTGAACCAATCCTTCTCAAAGCCAGATAGTTTCTTAACCACAACACCCTCGCCTCCACGACTGATAATGCTATCAAAGACTTCCCGCTTACCCCTCCTATATAGGGGTTCTGCTGCTATCCTTTGCATACCACAAAGGGTAAGCAGGTGGATGGCTTCATGCAAAGGTACTAATCTTTCCCCAAATGGGACGTGTAGTAGGGACTCGCCTTTCCACCTAGTAATGTTTACCGCTGTGAATAAGGCTTTTCCGTTCCTATTTTGCCAATCCAAGGAGTGGACAAGTCCAGAACCAAATATAGACTTAGCGTCCTCCACTCTTCCACTTGGGGCATAGCCCTCACCAGGTAGAATTAAATCCATGCTTTTAGGAATAACTATCCCAGTTATATGAGGAACATTATCTGTTTGTTCACTACCAGAACGATTAAAGAGGCGAACGGTTCCATCCCTAACAACTAACAACTCACTGAATCCGTTATATTTTTGTCCCACTACTAGGTCGGGAGTATCCTCTATATCATCTAAGATGGAAATGGGCATAGTTTTCATGCTACTCATTCACTCAATACCTCCTTTTGTTTAGTAGGAACCAACTCATATAACTCCAAGTTTATCAATACATAGCATATTCCCTGCTGACAGGCTAATCCACACTGCTTGCATCCTTCACAGCTAGGCAAATTATCAGCACCATACCTTAGCTTAAACCTCTTAATCCACCTACTCAAAGTGCTGGTATCCACCTCATCACCTAGTTTCTTGGCTACCACTGACAGGGAGCCACTAACCAATACATCCTCAATCCTATGCCCATACTTCTGCTCCAGGTAACGCATCAGGGCTGTTTTGGGAATGTCTGGAATACTCACCTTTACTACTGGCTGCAACCGTTTATGCTTTCCAGGTGCTGGTTGCCTCTCCAGTAGTCCTCGTTCCTTGAGTATCTTATCTCTTGGTGATAATATTTTCATTCACCTCTCATTTGGGAAGGGCATCTTGTTTCTAATTTCCTGCATCACTTTAACTAAAGCCCACGCTGCCCTAGCCTTACTTACTTCACTACAGCACTTTTGGTCTTTATCCCACTGACCACACTCCTCTTTGAGACAGTCACCAGGGTTCCGACCGCTCTCTGCTATCTTAAACTCCGCCCATAACATAGCTAATGGACATTCCATAGTTTTTACCTCCTCTATGGGAGCAGACTGGAGCTCAGGGTGAAAACCTCTTAGGCCGTGGCAACCCTTGAGGCAAAGACCTGCCTGTGAGAGCCTGCTCCCCTTAGAAACTCACAGGTTTATATGTTTAGAAGGGCTCTCTTCACTTCTCAACTCCTCCAAGAGCCTTGTAGATTGCCCCGAATAGAGCTAGGGCAAGGTCTTTATCTTTCGCTTCCCCTATCCATTCCTCGGCATAGATAGATACTTCCCACCCTATTCCTTTTGTAAAAACTAACAACCATTGGACTTCATCATACCTTTCATCTAGAAAAGGCACAGCATACTTGAACAGGTTGTTGAGGTCTATGGGAGGTAGCTCCTTAAATCTGTTACCACTAGGGAAGAGCCATCCCCAACCGCTATCATCAATGCCCCATTTGTAGCTAGGTTCGGCTTTTTTAAATCCACACTGTCCCCAAAACCACTTCTCTTCTGCTTTAGTTGGTTCACTCATTGGTTGCCTCCAAGATGCTTTGTGCAAGTTCATCCACTTCCTCATCTGAGGGATTGTCATCCCAATTTAGAGTAGATACCCAATCTTGAATGATTTCTTTTAGCTGCTCCTTAGTTGGTTTCATCATTCACCTCCTATCCTGTCCAGCTTTTCAATATGGTATGGAATAGTATATAGAGTATAACCACAACTATTATAATTACAATAAGATACCTCACTTGGGAGCCTTAGGACAATTCTGATAGATAATCTCCTTGCCTTTGTTTAGCATTTCATCCTTAATCCAATCAGCTAGGCCTTTGTTTAGCCATCCTCCCTCTCCAAACAAATCAAATAGGGTTTTATAGGTGGTTAGGACTGGTTGTTCGGCTATTAGTAGTGAGTCCCAGTCATAACCAGTATGCCGTCCTTCCTCAATGCTGGCTGGATAAACCTTAATATCAACATATAGTAAATTAACTCTCTCCATTAGTTGCTCCTTTCCTTTTTCAATATGTCCTCAAGTTCTTGGTCTAGCTTACCACCTATGGTGCCTTGATTAGATAGGGTTAGCTGCCTCAGCTGCCAACATAGGGTATAGCCCTTGGTAATTCCCTGTTCATAGGCTTCCTGTTGTAATTTGTTGAATTTCTTCCTACTGATAAACATTACCTTCCTCCTCAGATAAGTATTCAAATAGTTCCTCCTCCAGACATTGGATTAAGAAGCTGGTTTCCCACCACATTTTACAGGGCCTACAATACCAGTAGGTTTCACCAATAACTGGCATTGGATTGTAGTCCAGTATATTAAGGCAGCCTGGACAGACTGGAAAACCAACAAGGTAACTCATTATTCTCCTCAGTAAGATATGTAGATATATGGCTCCTTGCCTTCGGAGAGTAGCCTTTTACCCAGCTCCAAAAAATCTTGGTATTCTTGGAAATCTTTGGCATCTATTGGAGCATTTTGCCGTTCGGAAAGGTCAAGCTCAGAACCTTCAGTATAGTCCCACCTACCCTTTTCAGGTCTTTCGCCATTCCTGGATTTAAGTAAGGTTAATGCCACCTCAAAAGCAACAGGGTCAAACGGAGTCTCTTCATCCCAACTCATCCAACCAAACAGAACTTTAAGTGCATCGGATAGACCACCAAAATATGTACCTCTGAGGTAGCCAACATTCCCACTACTACGGAACCCAGTTATTTGGCTCCTTCTTTCTTCCTCTGTAACATCCTTCCACCTCATGTATACATCAACACCCATTTTATTACACCTCCTTTATTCTCCTTGGTATACTTCTATCTATATAATACTATTATAATATAGTCTATATACTTTACTAATACTTCCTATATGACATAATCTAGTCCTTCTCCTTGGTATAGTATAGTGCTATGACTATATTAGTATTATTTAGTTAAGTATATACTCTACCTGTATAGTCTATCTTCATTCCATCATAGAACTCCTTACCAGATAGCAGATAACCATAATACCAAGTCCGCCTATGTTGCCATACACTGTATCCTGATATGCCAGCTATACTTAGGGCTAGGTTGAGTCTATCCTTGGTAGTTGGAATATACCGACCAGCAGAGTATAGTTGAAGGTAATCAGGGTAGAATCGGGCTATGATGTAATTGTGTAGTCCCATAACAATATACTCAGGGAATTCCACACCACCAACAGTCTCCTTGGATAGTAATTCTAGGTAGGTACTGTTGGCTATCCTCTTGTGACCGTGGTAGAGTCTGTCCTTTACGTCTTGGTAGCTCATTTGTTTTCTCCTTTGTTTGTCCAATAACTACCCTGGCCATCGGTGGACAATTCACCTTTTTCTACCAGGTAATCTAAACATTCTTGCCAATCCTCACTGTAGTGCCGTCCCATCCGATTCTCTAAGAGGTGTGTAAATGCGAATGGGCTTTTCCTTCTAGCTGTGGCTCTTATCCTATTGATTATAGACAGTCTTTCATTTGGACGTATCATTATTTCTCCTCCGTTTTATATTGTAGTAGTATCCTACCCAACCTCTTATGCCCTGCCTTCATTACCCACTTAGCCCACCAATCTGCTACTGAGCCAATGGGTAGGTTTTCATCCAGACCAGTTAGTTCTGACAGGTCATTCTCCGCACCTACGGCGGCATCGTCCATAGCCTGTTTATCCTGTTCTGTGAATGACATTGGTTACCTCCCAAATGTTTTGTCCTGACATTCTTGACAGAACCCAGAGATTGTATATTCCTTTCTGGATAGTACATCCCTAAATTCTGTGGCTGGTTTACCGCACCATGAGCAGATGTCCCGCCTAATGCTGTCCCGTCTGGTTCTACCCTCAGGCAAGGTAGCATCTATTAGCGTCTCTATTCCCTCTGACTTCTTACTTGGTTCAGCCATTGGTTAGCTCCTCCTATCTATGACCTTGACACAGTTACTACCCATTATTATTGCTGGGTAGAGGACAGTTCCTCCATGTTCCCAGGTTCCTGGTGGTGTAATGGCCTCACCGATAGGGAGTACCTTATAGATTTTACACAGATTATGTCTGCTATTACATAAGGCTTGGTTTATCGCATCCTTAAGGGTTTCACAGCACCAGATACCATACCTACCGTCGGATACGACCCTATCTGGTTTGTATGTAAGTGTGTATGCAGGATTCGTCTCGCCATTCGCATAAAGCATTAGAGGAGACTTCTTTGTACCTTTTACCCATAATGATATAAGACTGCCATCTTCCTTTACCTGTACCACCTTATAGACTGGTTTCTCACTTGCTTCCTTCAGATGTTGCTTAGTTACTTTCCTTATCATTGGTTACCTCCTTTGTTGTAGTAGCTTACACATGCCGTCAGCGTGGCGGTAGCCGTCCTTGCCGTCCTTCACTAGGGTACCACCCGATTTGCCACATTTGGAGCAGAGGATGGGCTGACCTAGTGGATGCTTTTTGGTTGGCTCAGATGTAAAGTCTCTAGGCATTGGTTACCTCCTTTCTACCTTGGCGATTGCTTCCTTTTCGTGTATGGGGCAAGGTTTATATCCACGTAAAGTCCCACATTTTTTACCGCTCACCACTTGGGCATAATACTTGAGGTTTATATAACATCGGCATTTTGGTGTTTTAGACATTGACTGCCTCCTTTATTACTCTAACCTTACCACTCCTACGAGGATGTGGATGTGTTAGTGGTTCAGGTTGCTTGCCGTCCAGCAGGTCTAGCACATACCTTAGCCGTCGTGGGCTGAATACAGGTTTGTTTAGTAGCCAGCTGATGGCTTTGTGGAGGAGGATTTGCTCCTTCAACTTGTCCTTCTGGTCAGGGCTAAGTTGGTTAATTAGCTGGTTAATTTCTCTGGCATACATTAGTTCTATTCTTCCAATGCATCTTTGAATACCTTTGGCACATCCTGGTAAGTCCTGCCTCTATGGTAGCCAAGCAGGAGGCAGGCTTCTACTACTACTACCAACACATCCGCTTGTCGCAGGAGAGATGGGGTAGCCATAGTCAACCTTGCACAAGCTGTGGCAAGGTCTTCCGCACAGGCAATTACCACACTCATGGACTCTTCCTCATGTTCGTTTAGCCAAGGTGCAATACTCTCAATAGGACACTCACCACTTGCACTACAGTCCATACAATCATGTGTTGCCATTTGGGTTTACCTCCTCAAAACTCCTTAATCTTAGGCTTGTTAACAATCTCTATCTCCTCCCTGGATAGGCTGCCCATTAGTGTGGCTAGTACCTCAGCGGCTATGTCCAGTTGCTCTGCCTCTCTAGCTAACCAATGGGCGTTGAGGTGTATGCCAGTAACATCCTCCTTAAATAACTTGCCTCTCGACTCGGATAGGTAACTGGCAACACCTTCAACACAATATCCTGTGGCAATACGGGCTGTATCCAACAAGGCTTGATGGTCTAGCTTGGTTTGATTAGCACTTAGGTCACATTTGGTAACATCCATTTGGGTTTAACTCCTTTCCTCAGCTCTATTGATTACCTTTCTCAAAGCCCTCTGCTACCTGCCTCTTACAATGCTTACACATACATAGACCAAGGTGATATTCTGTATCCTGTTCACCACAGAATATGCAAGGCTCGCATTTCCTGATGACTACTTCGGACTGTCCATCCTCCTGACCGACAGCCTCGTTAGGGTATAATCTACTGTCATTCCTGTTCTGTCCTATATACCCTATCATTTGGCTCCTTTCCTAACCTCTATTGATTAACCTCTCAACCATCTACTCTATCCCCAATTAACTCTACTACCTCTATTATACATCCTTCTATTGCAGTTGTCAATAGAACAAATGTGCTACTTAACATAATCTAGCTTTACATAACATCCTTATTAGCTCAAATGTTCTACTCCTGCCAACGAGTTTTCACAAATTGCCTATAAAACACTTGACAAAGTGCTATCCGTGTGTTATAATTAAGATACTAGGAATCGGTAACGTCCTAGAAAAAAGATAGGAGGATGACTAATGAGTATTGAGGAACTTAGGGCACAAATGCGAGCAGCTATTGACAAAAATGACGTTGATGCGATGGACTCAATAGCAATCCAGATTGTGGCTAGCAAAAAAGAACGAGCTAAAGTTGAAGCTGATAGACTGCTCAAGGAGTCTGAAGCATTAGCGGATGTTCGGGAGAAGCTAGCCGCTAAGACACACCAAATGCTTAAAGGAATTCCAGGGCTTGACAAGGAGCTAGTAGCAGTCAAAGCGTGGGGCTTTACTTACAAGGTTGACAAAGCTAACCCAAATGAGCCAGACATTGTCTATAAGTCGGTTAGCTTGACAACTGCTGCAGTGAAAGCTCCCAAAGCTGGAGGTGGTGGTAGCACTGGAAAGAGTAAGGATGAGTTCGGATTGAGCCTAGGGGAGATTTTTGACAAGTTTGCTACGGACGAGGACAAAACAAAACTAGCTGCTGCTACATCAGGATCCAGTCAGTGGCAGGTCAAAGTAGCTGTCAAGAAACGAGCTATCGCTAGTGGGCTGCTAGCACCAGTAAAGTAGCCAACAGGACACAGAGGAGCGGATTAGTTGCCAGTCCGCTCCTTTTTATTTGTCCGTCAATTAGCACATATGTTCTACCCAGGCCTCTAGCACAAATGTTCTCCTAGCCAGCTGTCAATTATTTATCCTATCCCAGTACTATTAGCGAGGTACGGGTGGACTCTTTTTTAGATAGATATATATTTTCTTATGGTAGGTCTGAGAAATTACTCCAGTTCAATTTTGTCATTACCTCAACCTTACCACTCCTTTGTATGGTGTCAATTTGGATACCCATAGGAGTGATGTAGCGTATTAGGTCGTAGTAAGGTTCATAGAAGATTTCCATCCAGCCATTGTCCGAAATGAATTTAATAAATATCCTCTTACTAATTTCCCTGTTAGGCATTTAATCCTCCTCTCCAATCATAGTAAATATTTTACCCATATCATAGTGATTGGGAAAGCTCCTAACATCCTTACACCACTTGCAATACCACAGCCCTGTGTGGAATTCTCCATTCTCACTATGTTGTATTTCTATCCAATGATGGGCACCAGTGGGTGAGGCTGGACATTTCCATACATCAGAGGCTAAGTATTCCTTATATGTTAGAGTCTTTCCGCCCATCTGTCCTCCTCCTTGTCATCTGTTAACCACTTTAATTTAGACCAATCCTGGCTTGGGCATTTAGTTCCTTTTGGTAAGAGTTATAGAGCATTTCTGTGTCCACCTTAAAACCGCCTCCTATCTCTATACTAGAGCCATATTCCACTCTTTTTATTTTTCTAAATATAGCCCAAAGTTGCCCCAATGTTATCATATCTTCCACAGTTCCCTCCTTTAACTCTTGACAGTAACTTTTTGATTATAGCCTTTCCGCCCATGATTTGGGCACTCCTCCCAAAGTAGCTACCTCCAGCATAATATCAATCATTTGTTGGGTTAGTCTAGCCTCAGCTAATAGATTATCTGGATAGCTACCACCTTTCCTCATCTGTTCAGCCTTATGGAACCGCCTAACCAGCAAGTAGCGTTTCCTCCTATCCTCCTCACATAGAGTTGGCTTTTTCTCCCTACGCTGTGGGACATATGGATTACGTCTAAGGTAGTCTAGTCCTTGTTCTATCCAACATTGAGGATGATAGCTGTAGGAAACATTCCACCCTCTACTATCTGGATTGCCTTTATTCCAGAAAAATACAGTAACTACAGGAGTGCTATTATCTATGGACTGGTCGCACCACTTACAGGTGGACTTCTTAACACACCATTTCATGGTTACATTGGGAATAGTCATTCTTGGTCATCAACCTCCTGGAACAATTCTATCATTCTAATCATACTCCTCAGCATCATTTGTTCTGCTGGACTAAGGCTATTGTCCACCAGAGCCCTTTCTAGTTCTTCCTTTACGAGTATCTCCTCAGTTTGCAATTCAAATAATGGTTGAGTAGTCATACCTTTAGCAACTCCCTTTCCTCAACATGCTTTTTCCTAATCAATTCCCAATCCTCTCCCTTAACCACATACAGAGGAAATATCACTCCACACCTACATTCAAACAAATTCTTATTGTAGGCAGGATAATGCACAGGACAATGAATTTCTATGGAGAGTTTAGCTCCTAGATAATCTATTTCCTGAGTGTACCCCTGCTGTATATATGCTCCCCAAACTGCCACAATCACCTCTTTGAAGTGTTAAGCTACCTTGCAGGTTCTGTTGGGATATTGGTTAGCCCGAACTATACCCACCACTTCTACCATCAGTAGTGCTACCCATCCCAAAGATTTTTACTTCTGGGGTTTCTCCACTCCTTACATGTGGAGATTTCAGCCATTTCTTATAGCATTTTTACAACCAAATATGTCAGAGTAATTATTCCTACCGTGAGACCAAAGTCTATGATAATCAGGATTTTTATCACCACACCACTGGCACTTAAAGAACTCAGGTGTTTGCCCTATCGCCCTAAATCTCGTTTTTTCACTTTCAGTCATTTTGGTCATATAAGCCATTTTATCCCTCCTTTAACTCTTGGTTGTCCTGTCAAGCTATCTATTATCATTATAACACCTAGGCAGCTATTTGTCAAGTATATTCTACTTAACATAATAGTATTATATATTTACAACTATACTCAGACTGAGCTTGACAGTTATGTAAAGTTGTGATATAATAGGAGTATGAACACTGATATTGAAACCTCAGAAGGTGTAATAACTCCTACTGAAGGAGCAGCCCAATCTCTAATCAACTATTATGCGGATGGTGGCAAGAAAGCCCGTTACCTGAGTTACCTGGTAGCGAGTTTTTCTGTAATGGAGGCAGTAAAGCTAGCCAAAGTCCATCTGAAATCGGTTAAGCGTTGGAGAGAAGAACCAGCTTTTATGGAGTTGGAACAGAAAGCCCTAGGCGAGCTAAGGGAGCAGTTATCCAACCAGCTTATCAATATTGAGTTTACCCGCAACTTTAGGTTAGTATTGGCTAAGGACTTCCAAATCCTGTTCAAGGATGCTCAGGACAAAGTATTAACTGAGAAGGAGCAGCAGTACCTGTTGGTGATAAGGAAATTCTATACTCCTCAGCAGTTGATTATGATTAGGCAGATAATTAGTGGAAAAGACCTATCTGGTGACGCGTTCAATTTCACCAACATAGCTATAAAGATTAGCTTGGAAAAGGGAGAACAAAGTGGATAGAGGCTGCCATGGAATGTCCTCGTTGCATAAATCCAAATACTGGAAAGCCACTACAAATGGTGTTACTCTTTAGAAACCTAAACACTGGAGAGGTGCTGTGGAAGTGCCGCCTTTGTGAACACAAGATAAAGGAGGAACCAAAATGCCTGAAGCCTTGATTGTAGCCTTATTCAGTATGAACAGTTTGATATTGGGCGGCATAGCCTATAATTCATTCAGGATAGGTAAGATACAGGGTAGGTTGGAGAATGGTGATTATCTTCGCTGTCCTTTTTACAAGGCTAAGAACAAAGGATGTGTAAATGGCAAGAGGCGTAAGGGCGACTAGGAGACAAGCAGCAGCGGGTAGGCGTAATGTAGTCAAGGCTCAAGTGAGCAGAATTGGCCTGAGAGGGAGTAGGTATAAACCTAGGGAACCAAGGAGGTAGATATGGTAAGGAAGGCAAGAGTAACTAAAGCAAGGCAGCCAACGAAGCCACCAGTTGGCTATGGTCTCTACAAAGTTGTGCATAGGCTGAGATGGGGAAGCACGGTAATGCTCTCACCTAGAGGCTATCGCCATGCACCTCTTAGAGCCTGGGAAACTGCTATTGGGCTGAGGCCTAGAAAGCAGAGCCTGGTCGGAAAAGTAAGGAGACGCTATCGCACAGCTAGAGGAATAAGGGGATAATGGCTGACACAACCATTGATAAAGAGGTAGGTTTGGTATCTCTTGTGACTGTTGGAGTTGCCTTAAAACGTACCATCAGGTATGATGACTGTGTTATTTCAGTGGTTCCTACTGTGGCAGGAACTACTTATAAAAAGGTTAATCAACTCCTTTATAATGAGACCACTGGTAAGCTGGTAGTGGTTTATGAACCATAAGGAGTATTATGCCTAAAGAACCCAAACCGACAAACGATACTACCTTTGAGGTAACACTTGCTGGTGGTGATAAGGTTGAGATAGGGGATAGGGACTCCGTTGACTTCAAGCCTCATATCAAGCTCAATCGCTGGGATGGTGAATGTTTTATCAAAGTTCAACCAGCAGGAGAGATAGAGGAAATTGAGTATGAGGTAGAAGAAAATAAGATTAAGTGCAAATACAAGGTAAAACAGGACGAGTTTGAGTTTGAATGGGAAACTGAGTTCTACCCTCTTGAACCTACCATAGTAACCGCCAAAGATAAAGACGGTAAAGAGCATAAGTTCAAGCAGAATGAGCTTGGCGGCTTTGAGTTTGAGCAAATCCTAAAGAAAAAACCTAAGACAAACAAGATTGTCCTTGATATCGAGACGCAGGGACTTAAATTTCACCATCAGCCTCCGTTACACCCAGACCATCCAACTTGGCTTATAGATGAACTGGGTGGAGTTAGTATTCGTCCTGAGAATGTCGTTGGGGGTTATGCTGTTGACCACGCTACCAGAATACCCTTCCACAAGAACAAGGAAGATGCTGAAAAATATAAGGCGTGCATAGCCTTCTTTATTTATTATCCCTACCTTACAGATGTTAACGGATGGCGGGTTCGGGCGGAAGGTTTCATACTTGATGTGGAAGCAAAGACCTTAACAACTGTAATGCCCCAGGATTTTCTTGACAAAGCTGTTTATCCAGTAAGCACAGGAACCACTAATTTTGGTTTTGAAGAAAAGGGTGGAACTTCCTACAATATAATAGGCTACATTATGGGGTCTAAGTTTTTAGCTGCTGCTGGCACACCGATTTCTGTAACAGCGTATCTTCAGAATACGGAGAGTGAAGACCCGCAAGAAGTGGAGTATGGAGTATACTTGGATTCTGATGCTTCCCGTGTTGCCTACACAGGCAATCCAGGGGCAAATACTGTTCCTGGGGGCCACGATGCTAACTTTCTCATAAATTTAGGAACTGTAGATAAAGATTTAACTGCTGCTGACCATTACCTTGTTTGGTGGGCAGGTGCTCAATACCCTAAGTTCTGGTTTAATGAAGTGGCAGGTCTCTCGGCTTACGATGCCGAGGCCTTTACAGATGGTACATGGCCTAATCCTTGGACTCAGACAGTATGGGGTGATAGGAAATTCACCATTTTCTGCACCTATGAGGAAGAAGCAGCAGTAGGTATTCCAGTTCAAGCCTTTATGCATATGCAGAGAATGAGGAGGCAAGGATAGTGCAAGAGTTAGAAGTGAATGTAGCAGCGACTATTTTAATCGGGCCTGCGGTAGCAGTAGCGGATGGGGTTACACCTGTTGAAAATCTTGCACTAGGTACTGCTGACCATGCGGAGCTAATGAAACATAATGGAACTACCTTTGTTGACTTAACCAGTGATAGCCGAGCCTTTACTCACAAGGAAGGCGGATGGTACACCTTGGTTCTTGGCACAGGCGATATAGACACAGAGGGGCGTTTAACTGTACTTATTATGGACACTAGCCTTAGTTTGCCCATCTGGAAGGACTTTATGGTTGTCTCTCAAGCATATTGGGCAAGTAAATATGATGCTAAGGACTCAGGTTATATGGATGTTGACATTAAGGCAGTTGGTGGGACAGCTACTCCTCATACCAGTGGTAAGCTCCATGTCCTTAATGGGGATGGTGCTGCTATTACCGCAGCAGGCCCAACAAAGACTCAAATGGATAATGGACATGGACTTCTAGCCACATTAGCCATACAACACGATGCAGACTACGGTGATAGGATTTACTTTGACGAGGACACTGGCGTTGCTGGCACAACTCATCCTATAGGTACGGCACACGACCCCAGTGATGTTATCGCTGATATTATATCTATGTGTACTACCCGAAATATCCGCAAGATACATGTTCATGGAGCATTAACCCTTGCTGCCCAAATGGAGCACTATGCCTTCTTTGGGGAGAGGCATGAAGAGCTAGGTGATTTCGTAGACCTCGGTGGGCAAGATGTAGATGGCTCTTATTTTACGGGACTTTTGATAAAAGGAGCACAGGCGGGAGCAGGCTTCATCAATATAGAGGACTGTATAGTATATACCCTGACCAACTTTACTGGTATGATAACAAACAGTGCATTTTACAGTTCCACATGCAGTCTTGAGGATACTGGATATTCTGATATAGATAGTTGTTACTCAATATATGGTGCTGTAACCCTAACAGTCCAAGCACCGACAAGGGCAAGCATAAAGGATTGGAAGGGAAACCTTATCCTGACAGCACAAGATGGCGGTGTAATGTTCCTGAGAGACTTTGTGGGAACCCTTGAGATTGATGCGATGACTTCTGGGACACTTTCGGTTTACGCTAATGGTGCTGATATTACCATAAATGCTGACTGCACTGGTGGGACAATTAACCTTTATGGACATGGTAATCTCACTGGAGCTGGTGGTGGAGTTACCATAAACAACTACCTGATTGATACTAAGATAGATACAGCACAGGGAACGCTAACCAAACTAGAGGATACACTTGAAGATGATGCTGGGACTTATAGGTTTACTGAAAATGCTTTAGAGGAAGCACCTTCTGGTGCAGAAGCTATAGTGGCTGCGGTTTGGGATGAGCCAATAGCCGACCATGATACTGAAGGTTCTACTGGAGAAGCCTTAGCTGCCGCCACTGAAATTACCCTAGAGGAGGATTAAAATGGGCTGGTGCGTAGATTTATATAGGCCTAAGCTAGATACAATATTTGCTGGATTGGAAAAGCAATACTCAATCCAACATGTTGAGGCTACCAACCCAACCATCAAAATAGCACATGAAGGAGAAATACCTCTAGGGACTATGAAGGCTATTGTGGATATGTTTCCTGAATTTGTTTATGTAAATTTTGTCCCTAGTTCCACCTTTCCTCTAGGACAATCCATAGCGGAGACACACTAATGGTAACTGCCGAACAAACCCTCAGAGAACTTATAGCCAATGACAGAGCCTTCATTGAGGCGTTATTCGTTGTGGAAAACAAGCAGCGAAGAATAGTTCCATTCACCTACAATGACATCCAGGCTGATGTTGATTCCACAGAGACGGGTATGGATATATGGATTAAACCTGCCCAGGTTGGGTTCTCCACCGAGAGAATAGCTAAGAGGTTGAAGGACACCCTAACCTGTCCTGGTACTAACACTGTCCTTGTAGCTTATGAGGATTTTATCACAGAACGGCTCCTGAACAAGGTACAGTTCTTTTACAATCACTTAGCTGGGCTGAACATTCCTGGCTTTCCTGAAATCCACCATGATTCTACCTATGAAAAAACATTCCGCTTCTATGTTAATAGTAGGATAGTAAGTACCAGTTCTATTTATATAGCCTCAGCCCGTAGTTATGTGGCAGGTAGAGCAGAAACTATCCACCACCTACTATTTGATGAAGCTCCATTTTACCCATCTGGAGCTATGGAAAGGATAATCTCTCCTGCGTTAGACCGTGTCCCTCCAGATGGAACGGTGGATATTTATGGAACACCCAATGGTCAGGAAAACGATTTCTATGATATGTACCAGTTGGCTAAGGAAGGTAAATCAGTATTCACTCCTCACTTCTACACCTGGTTTGTCCATAAGGAATATGTTATTATATTAGGTGACCCTAGAATTGAAATGTTTGTTCCTGAAACCAATAAGCCTGAGTTCAAGTTGAGTCAGGATGAGGAAAGACTGGTAATCAATCATGGATTAACCTTTGACCAAATAAGGTGGAGACGTTGGAAGGTGAAGCAGAAGCAGAGCCTTAGGCGGTCAGGAGAATTGACATTATTGTTTAACCAGGAATTTCCAGAGGATGATGTTAGTTGTTTCCTAGCCACTGGTGATATGTATTTTGATGACTTCCTTGTTAATGAATTGGCTAAGGACTGTTATCCAGCAAAGTATCATTTGGAAGGGCTGGATATATGGTATCAACCAGAGAAGGACAAAAAGTATATGGTCTGTATTGACCCTGGCCAAGCTAAGATAACCAAATCATCCATTGGAGTGTTGACCTTTGACCAAGATGGGGAGGGTAATTACAAGCCCAAATGGTGTGCTAGGGATGCAGGTCTATACAGTCCAGAGGTAACAGTTAAGAAGGCTGTAGCTGCCTCTAACCATTATAATAGGGCTGAAATAGCTTGGGAAGCCAATAGTCATGGATTAGCCATTACCGAACTATTGAAGCATAGGAGGCCAATCTATTTTAGGAAGGATATAGTCAGTGGTATGCCTTCAATGGAACCAGGTTGGCTAACCACCAGTAAGAATAAGGACTATATGCTACAGACAGTCCATAAGTGTTTGGTAGACTTTACCTGTCATGATATTGAAATAGCCCAGCAGATGAGGAATCATAGGCTAGTTGGTGATAAGATTGTGGTTGTAGGAGCCAATGATATTTTAATGAGCTTGGCTGTAGGACTCTGTTGTATGAATCCTAAACCAATGAAGCGAGGGTATATGGGAAGGACAGGATATAAATGGTAGAATATAGTGAGGAGGTATTGCGATGGAGAAGTGGATTGAGTTAGTAAGAGCGTTGGTTAGACCTTACCTAGCCTATAGTGGTTGGACTGCCATAATAGTTTTGGCAGCAATTTTAACCATTAAATTTGCTAGTCCAGACATAGCCAATATGTTTGTAGGTGCTCTTATTGGTACTACAGCCACAATCACTGGCTTCTATGTCCGTGATAGAATTAAGTAAGGAGTGTAGATTATGAATGAAAAAGACCTTATCGCTAAGTGTGGTAAGTTAAAAGGTAATTGGAGAACCAGAGAACGTAAGATTAAGGACTGGTATAAAGTCCTCCGATTAGAAGATGTGTTAAAACAAGAAGGTATGGAGACTGTTACATCCAACGACCCTAGAACTGGTTATAACCTAGGCAAGCACCTGATGACTTCCAGTATAGTGGCGGACAAAGTCAGTCAGGAGGACTTAACCCCACAAGAGGTAGAGTCTACCAGCTATTTAGAAGGTTATGTAGCCAAACGCTGGGCTGAGGAGGAAAAACGCTATCGTAGGATGGGTCGTCAAAGTTTCAAAGGTGAGTTAATAGGCTTAATGTTGGCTACTGGCTGGTACAACGTATTTAGTATTGTGGAGGAGGGTAGAATCTGGTCTGAGGTTTGGAATCCATTAGAAGTTTTCCCAGAGTTTGGTTCTGCTGACATAGGTTTGCTAGAGGCCGCCCATATCTATACCATGAAGCCAGCCATAGCTAATAGGAAGGCTAAAATAATGGGCTGGGTACTTAAACGACCATTTACCCATAACACTACCTTATATGACTATTGGGGTTTTGATGATGATGGTGATGTGGTTAACGGTATAGTTTTAGGTCAGGAGTTTGTTAAGCCATTGGAGAAAGACCTAGTCCTTAGTGAGTTAGGTGTATTGCCCTTATTCATTTCTCCAGTTGGTGGACTACCTGACAGAGGAGTGATAGACCCCAAATGGCAGGAACATTGTGGAGAAGGCATAGTAGCTACTAATGAGGAGCTAACCAAAAACTATAACAAGATGTTGAGTTTTTCCCAGCAGTTAGTTAGGACTGTAGCCCAGCCTCACTACTTAGAATTATCTAGTGGTGATACACCTATAATGACTGAGGAGAGTATGGACAGATGGGGCTCAATCCTTAGAGGTGCGCCAGGAGAATCAGCAGGAGCTTTGCAGCCTCCAGCCATTCCTGTAGAACTAAGAACCATTATGTTTGAGTATTCCAACATGATACAGAGAGGTATGTTTCCATGGGCTATCTTTGGTAACGTCCAAATGCAGATGAGTTACCTTGCCATGGCCAACATAGCCTCAGCAGCCTTGCAGGTATTAACTCCTTACATGGATGCTTTTAGAGGATTGCGTTCTGATATTAACGATTATTGGATTAAACTCCTAACCACAACCAAGTATAGACCACATAAGTTTATTGTCCCTGCGAATATGCCTGAAGAGGTTAAGTTTGATGTCCAGGCTGATATTGAAATTCCTGGTTATTTAATCCAAAGAGCTACTGTAGCCAGGATGCTAGACCCAACCTTTAGATTATCCACTGATACTGTCATGGACAAAATGTTTCCTGAGGTTAGGGACCCATTACGAGAGCAGGCTAAAGTTAGGAAGGACGATGCTATGATGAGTCCTGAGGCAATAATGGCTGACCAGGTTCTAGCCTATAAGGAGCAGGCAAGAATATTGAGGGAGAAGAAGGACCCAGCCAGTATTGAGGCTGCCGAACTCTATGAGAAGGTGGCAGCCTTAGTAGAAGCGAGGCTGTCTCCTCAGCAACAGGCTGTTGAGCAAGCTGGAGCAGCTGGGCGGGCTACTCCTCCAGCTGAGGAAGCTATAATGAGGGAAGTGTTCCCAACCAGAGAGGCAGCCGCACCACAGGAAGGAATGGGGAGAGTGTAAAATGCCTAATGGAGAATTTGAACGGCAATTAGCCGAGTGGGAAAAACAAACCAAGCACTATTGGGATAGCCTGCAATCCTCATTAGAACGGCATCAGGATTTATCCAGAAGGCTGATGACCTCTCCAACTATTATGCAACGTTTAGGCACTATGGCGGAGGTTGCCCAAAGAACAGTTCCATATGCCTACACACCAATAGTAGCTGCAACTGTGCCTTGGATGATAACCGAGTTGGTTAAAGGCACAATAACGCAGAAGAGGTTGGTTGCACAATCCAGAGAAGAGTTAGCCTCCTTGCAGGCTGAGTCCAATCGTAGCGAGTTCTATTACCGCCTCTATAGTGAGATTCCGTTTGCCATCCAACGAGGCCTAGTTTCATCCTCCCATGAGGCATTGGAAAAGCTACCACAAGAATTGGTTAATTCGTTATCACCAGAGGACTTGGATAGTGTTAGACAGATTATGGATGGTATGGTTGCGGCAATAACTGGAGTTACCCCTCTGCCCGAAATGGCTAAGGATATGCCAGAATTGGAAATGCCTGAGTTGGTGGTTCCCACTGAGATTGAGGCGGAAAAGGTTCCTCTTGCCACATTGAACAGGCTAACCATTGATGAAATTATTAAGGCTTTAGTGCCTCTTCCCAGTGTGCCAAGTCCAATATTGTCTGAGGAGGCATGGGCCGAATACCTCTCAGCCAGACAAGGTGGTGTTGATGACCCAGAGGTGGACTATCTTGAGTCTGAGGCTGAAAACCTCATAGCCAGTTGGAAGGAAAGAGATAACCAGCTAACAGCGTATAGGGAAGGTATAGCCGAAATGCCTGACTATACCCTGGTGGATATGCTGAAGGAGATGGTTGTCCAGCCTGGTCTAGCCTTAATGGAAGTAGCTATGATTTACTTTGAGCATGTTTCTATGCCATTAGCAGGAGCTTTGTATAAAACCTTTATCCCTGATTTAGAAAAGAAGTATCAGGAGTATAGGCAAACAGAATCCACCTGGAAAGCCCTAGCTCATGCCTGGGAAGAGTGGGATTCCCCTGGTGAAGGTGCTTGGGAGTGGATATTAAAATATATACTGATGGAAGGAGTTGTTGACCCACTAAGTTATGTTGGTTGGGGAATAGCCACCAAACTAACCAAGCCATTAGGTAAGTTTGGTAGAATGGTAGGAGCAGCAGAGAGGGGTGCTGCATCCGTCCTTGAACTACCATTTGATTTGATAAAGGCTGGATTGAAAAAGCTGCCTAAATCCTTATCCCAAAGAGCAGCCTTACAACAAGCCAAATCCATCCAATTTGTGCAAAAGTGGGTAGAGAAATATACAGGTAAGTCTGTTAGAGACCTGTCTAAATCTCCTGATGGTATGGTATTATTTAACAAAGCCACTGAGAGGGCAATCAGACATGCCATGAGGTATCCACAGGCCGACAGCGATATTGCTAGGGCTGGTAGAGTCCTGCTAGAGCATACTCCTGTGGATGAAAAGATGTTAATTGATTGGAGTAATAGGCTGGCAGGGATAACTGGTAGGACAGGGTTATTTACTCCAGAAACAACTTCTAGGGAATTGGTTGATAATATAAACAGCCTGTTTGAGGATTACTTTACCAGAGGTAGAACAGGCAGACAAAAAATAACTGTTGGTGAGGCTGCCAGAGAATTACTGGTTAGGCTAAACATAGAAAATACTGATGATGCTTGGAAACTAGCCCAAAGGGTGCTGGATGATAGAGTCAATGATATAGTTGGAGCGGCAAAAGCAACTGGTTTGGCTAAGTCGCCAGTCAATGCCATTTATTCTTTGGCTAAGAGGAATTTTAGATACTACATAAAAACTGAGGAAAGTGCAGCCTATTTGGCCAGGAAACAGATGGGAGTATTTGCTGCCTCTATGCAGGATGTTAGCCTAAGAGCCCAGCAGGTATGGCGGTTTTCCATAGACAGGTGGGTGGTTAGACCCTTTGCTGAATCCTACTTATGCTTTGCCCTATATGGACCCATGAATATGATAGAGGATATTTTCCGTTCAGCATTGGGTGGAGTTAGACCTAATAGGTTTAATCCTGCTAGATTTTCCAGAAAGTGGGCAGGTGTTAGTTATGACCCTAACCTGATGAGGGATGCCTGGTCAGAGACCTTGGGTGAGTTGAGGACTGGTCGTGAAGCTATGCAGACTAACTGGATATTGAGTATTTTTGGTTTAGCTAAACCATTTGGTGAGCTTACCTATAAAGTATTGGTAGAGAAACCTGGTCAAATAGGGATTGGCTTCCGCAGAGGCTTTGTGGATGGCAGAGCCACCCAGATATTAAAGGAAATGGGTGGAGACACCTTTGAGAGGTTGGTTAAGATAGATGCTCCTAGACCCAGGTTGAAGGATAAGAAATTTGCTAATGAAGTTTACCAGGCTGTCAATGACCTTAAATTGTCGGCTAATCCAGATTCCATTCGCTATTCAAAGGAGTTGTTCACCAGAGAAACTATCCACAAAGGTGAGGTAGCTAACATCCTATCTGAGCATCCTGATATGCCTAGAGCAGTTAGGGATAAGCTGGTAAAGGATATGGACGAAGGCACTTTAATTGGTAGTCCTGAGCAGATAACGACTAGGATGGATGAGTCCAGAGACATCTTAATGGATGACTTTATCCGTAGCCCTGAGAGAGCATCAGAACAGATGAAGGAATTAGCTAATTTCCTTACCGACCTAGAGATTAGGAATCCTGAGGAAATGTCCAGAGTAATGTACAGCCTTAACTATATGGCTCAGGTTCAAGGAGCAGTTCCTAAGCAAGTGATGAGGAGAGTAACTCAAAGGAGTAGAGGCCTACCCTTTGCTGAGAGAAGTGCCTCCATTAACGCTGATATGGACAGACTTAGCTTATTCCTAGAGAAGTCTAAGGGTGAAATGCAGAGGGTAGCGGATAAAATTAAGGCCGACCTACCAAATATTTCAGAAGGTTTAGTTCCTTCCTATGGCAGGTATTACGATACCCTAATGGCTAAGTCCATCAATGCCTCTGATAATAGGATGGCTGACATAGCCAGGAGAAGGGAATATTTTGCCAGAGCCACAGCCCAAGACCTAAAAGACTCTGGTTTCTGGGAGCAATTCTACCTAGAAACTGATTCCTTCTGGGAAAGGTTTGACCTAGAGCAGTTGGACTTTGATGACCTCCTCCAATCAGTGGCTAGGGAGATGGGAGAAATCCAAGGAGTTAAATATCCTACCAGACCAGCAGTTAAGGTTACTGATAGAGCCTTATCTCCTCAAGATGTAGCCACAGTTATGCAGGTTAGAATGGATGACATAACCAAGAGTTTAATGGAGTCCATGATGCTGAGGCAGGATAGAGCCAGGTTTGTCAGGTATGTTATGCACCATACAACTCCTGATGATGTTGGCTTCACTCCTGAATCAGTTGGTACTGTTTATGACCAGATATTGTGGAGTCTCCAAGCAGACCCTAGAACTGTGGACTGGATGACACCTAGACTAAAAGAACTACAGGATATAAACAATCAGTTGCATCAGTTATATAATTCCAAGCTGCTGCCCGATGATGAGATAGCTGAGATAGGTAGGTATGTGGATGACATAGCCAACCAGGTGGAAAAAACTGTATATAAGGAACCATTTGCGGACCTTACGCTCAGACCAGAAATTACTAGGTATAGTCATAAGGTTAGTGATGTTCGCAGGATAGCATCTGGGACTGGCACGGTCAAACTTTATCATGGTGCTCCCACAGAATTTGCTGAAAGGTTGGTTAAGGAGGGTCCTAGAGTCCCATATAGGGTTGAGGATGTAGCTAGGGAGGTGGCTGAAAGATATGGATTAACTTGGAAGGAATTTTATAGGTTTGCTTATAGAAGGCATGAAACTGTAGGTGGTCTTAGTACAGCAACTGCTCCTGTAGCCAGTAGGTGGGGACAGCATTTTCCAATAGGTGAAGTTCTTACTGACCTTAATTCTAATGCTAGGCTGGTTGCTAGGGCTAAAGAGATTAAGTTGCCTGGTGAGGGTTTGACTGATGCCTATAATAGATTGGCTCTTGAGGCAGAGGAGTTGGCTAGGAAGAAAGGAGTAGCTTTCTCAACAGAAAATTTGGCAGACTTATTACGGCTACCTGATAAGTATGGCTTGAAACAGAGAACAGGAGCATTGGTGGAACTTGAGGTTGATGTTAGTAAGTTGCCTAAACATATTAGGAGAAGTGCTAATCAAGAACTTGAGACACTAAGTCGGGGAGAGATAACTGAGAAGGAATTGTTGGACTTATGGAATCATGAATATAAGGATTTCAAGATTAGTCCTGATGCCATCAGGGCATCTAAGATAGTAGTTAGAGATATGCCACAGCCTAGGGTAATTAAGGGGAAAGCTGAATTTAAGACTGAATTTAAGGATTACAACTCCATGCGTCAAACTGCCATGGACGAGGCCCATAAGTGGTATTACAAGGAGTTCACCGACTATACCAACGCCAATGTGTTTGATGCCATTATGAAAACCATCTATCCCTACTGGACTTATGAGAGCCAAAGATTGTTCTGGCTACCTCGTTCCTTCGTCCGTCATCCTGGAACCTTTACAGCCTTTGAACGTTGGCAGAATAACACTGATTATGGTTATATCCACATTCCAGGCACGTCCATGGATTATAACCCATGGAGAGGGACAGTTTATGGCACCCTAACCACCAGATTGGCTAGGCGAGACTTCCCAGAATACTATGATGAATTTGGTGTAGCAGGAGACTTCATAGAGTTTAGTGATTTCCTTTCCCGCTATGGTTTCTACCCAGGTGCCCATATAGGAATACCTCTGGCAGTCCTTGGTGGTGTAGAAGCCCAGTTTGGTGAGATAATGCCAGCCCTACCCAAGACTGGTTTAGACTTCCTGATAGCAACTTTCCCTGATAATGAGTCGGTCAGGTTTATCAGTGATAGGGTATTTGGAGACAGATTTAGGAACTACATAACCATCCTCCAAGTCAATCGTAGAGGTGGAGATGGCACCCTAATATTCTCCAAGATGCAGGAGAAAAGAGAACTAACCGAAGAGGAGAAACAACTATGGGCTGATGCCCGTAGAGAGGTGGGCTGGTACTCTGCTGGCTTTGAGCAATTTGCCATGTTCCGTATGAGGACTGATGAGCAATATAAGATGTATGAGGAGTCAGCCAAAGTTATTGAGGAAATGACTGGCTATACTCCAGAGCAACAGGATTGGCTAAGAAAACATGGCTACAGGTTATGGGATATGGTTGGTGGAATGTCTCCTACTGAACAGGCTGTATTGCAGGAGCTAGAATACTACAAGTGGATTGGTAATGTCCGACCATTATTACCAGGTAGGCAGCAAACCATCCTCAACCAAATAGAATTGGCTTGGGATGATGTTAGGAGATATAGTGAATCCTTGCTAGAGGAAAAACTAACATTACAAAGGGATTTCCTGGCTGGTAGAATAGGCTCTCAGGATTATGGTGACCAACTATCGGCTACCTATTCCAAACAGCGAGAGCATGTGGATAGGAAGATGGAAGAATATCCACTAATGGACTTAGATAACAGGATTGAATACTACAAGAAGTATAATATTCCTCAACCAGTCCTCCATCCGATGAGAGAACTAATGAACCTCTACTTTGAGATAGAATTAGAGGACAAGATAGATGAGGAGACTGGTGAGAAGGTTAAGGATTGGGATAAATTCTGGGCTATGCGAGAAGCCGTAGAGACAGCCATCCCTGATGACTACCGAGAGGAGTGGGATGACTATCTAAAGAGGAATTCAACCAGCCTTGAGCAGTTGAGGCGAGAACACAACCAATATGTCAAACCCTATAATGCCCTTTGGGAGAGAATCCTAGAAGAATATACTCCTAAGGAACAAGAGGCAATTAAGGAGCATCAATACTTATTAAAGACTGGAACTGGTTTAGAGCGTAGGGCTGAGATTGAGGATATGGTTAGAGAAGCTACTGGCAGGAAGTTAATATCTAATTTCCGTTCCGATATTAGTGAGGCTAGGCAAGCACTCAGATATGCTAATCCATTCCTAGACGCTGTCCTCTACTATTGGGGTAGAACCACTACCTTCCAAACTCCACAAGCAGAGGAAACATATAAACAGTTGGCTAAGGATACAGGCAAGAGTATATAAGTTAATATATAATACTATTATTACTATAATAACTATACCAATACGACTTGACATAACTTGACAGCATTATGTTAAATGTGTTATAATAGGAGTAGTGATTAGAAGGAGGTCTTGAAATGGCTGAGAACTTTGCCTTTAACCAGGATGGTTCTGTTGACTTAGAGGTAGAAGGTGCAAAAGTCCGCTATGTCAAGGAATCAGATTTGTTAGCGGTAAAAGGTGGCTCTGAGACAAAGGAGAAGGAGTGGGAAAACGAGAAAGCCTCATTCAATACCCAACTAGCTGAGGCTAATCGGCTCAGGGATGAGACCAATCAATCTCTTTTGCAGGAGCGGGCTGCTAAAGAGCAGTTGACAACCCAGTATGCCGACCATGACACTATTAAAAGGAGAGTGGGTGAGCTAGAGACAGAAAATGGCACCCTTAAAGAGGGTGTTGGCAAGTTTGAGGAAGAGCTTGCTGGACGGATACGCCATGCCCTTATTATGCAACATGGTGCATCCGAGGATGGTGTAAAGGAAAAAACTTTACCTCAGCTCAGGAATCTTGAGGAAGCTGCCAGATTATTTGGTAATGGTAAAGGCAAGCAAGGAATACCAGCCAGATATGATGGTGGTGGAGGAGGCCCTGCTGGTGGAAGTGTTCCTGAATCTTCGTTGGATAGAGCCAACAGGATACTTGAGGAACATGATGCCAAGAGGGGCAGAGCAAGAGTAACATAAGGAGGAAAGTTAAATGGCGAGTTCAGGTGGACATTGGAAAACCCTGACTGAAGCCCAAAAGCTAACCCAAAGCCATAAGATACCAGGTGTCTTTGAAGAGGATGTCAAGCGTAACAACCCTATAGACAGGATGCCAGTAGCTCAGGCCGCAGGCACAGGACTCAAAATAGAGTGGTTACAGGAAAATACAACCACTGAGTCTGCTGTGGTTGAGGCTGTTGTTGGTCAGCAATTGGTTTGGGGTGAGGATGTAGAATATACCGAGAGGGAATCAATCCTCAGGTATATTTATATCCAGAGGAAGTTAGACCGCTACATCCAGAACATCTATGGTACCTACAACGATTACCGAGCACAGGTGCTCTTGGAGTCTGAGAAGGGATTAAAGCGGAGGATTGGTGACCGTATCATCTATGCGGATACTACCTATGGTGGAACTCCAACTCAGATGGACGGTCTCCATGCCCTAGCAGCCGAAAGGGGTGCTCCATGGGCTAGTGCTGCTAGTGGAACCAACAGTAAGCTAAATATTGACCAGGCTACTGGGCCCTTGAGTTTGTTACTCCTCAGAACCCAAATTGATGCCATGAAGTTTGGCGTTGATGAGATAATGGTTCCATCCCAAATAGGAATACGGTTAGACGCTGCCTATGGTGAGTATGGCTTCCGAACTGCTGGAACCAACTACGTTCATGGTGACATTAGCCTCCTAACCAGAGGTCTGAACCAGATTGGTATGCCAATCCTATTCTTCATGGGTATACCCATTGTTAGGTCAGATTTCATGGTTAGAGAGGAAGATGGTACTGGCACAGGTGCTACTACCTGCACCACCAAGAGACAGGCGTATTCCTCAGAGGAAGCCTTCTCCATCTTCTGTCTAAAGTATGGGGATGTTTTGGCTAGGGAACCTGGAGTCTGTTTTGCCTATGGTGGAACTGAAGGCGAGGGTGACCTTTACGAGCTTTGGACTTGGGACAGGCTAGAGGACTACAATGCTGGTGGTATGCGGATGGATAGCTATGGAACCGTGCTACTAGGTTCTACGCTGTGCTTAGGTCGCATATTTGATATCCAGGATGCAAACATAGTAGCGTAAGGAAATTAAGGAAAAGGAGGAAAGAAGATGAGTAAAATAGTTCATACCCTTATAGCCGTAGCGGGTAAATATATAGTCATGCCCCCACATAAGGAAGGACAGTCTGGTTGGGGTAATATGGCTGAGCCTAACCCACAGCTTGCTGGTGGAGATAGCTCAATGCTATATCCTGTCAATACAAAGTTCGTGGACTTTGACCGCACCTTCATCTATGGCTACTGTAATACGAGGGACACCGCCGATGTCAAGGCTAATATTGGTCTGTTCAATATGTGTAAAAAGGAGACAATTGGCTTTGGCAGTGTGGCTGGTGTAGCAGGAGATACTTTAGTTGGTGTTGTAGGTGGTGACCTAGACTATGAGACTGAGGCTGCTGCCGACATCTTTGCTGGTGGATACTTCATGCCTAGGACTAATCCCTACAGTTGTTATAGGATTGTCTCCAACACTGCCTATCTCAGTGGGAGAGTTTCTACCGAGATGGATTTGACCCTTGAGACAGGTCTTACGGCTGCTGTTGCTGAGGATGTAGCTTCCTGTTTCCTTGACAGGAACCAATATGTCAAAATGCGTCATGCTTGGGCTGGTGTGTATCGTGAGCAGGTCGTGGGTGTTACCCTGATTAACCCAACTGTCAGTACTTACCAGTGGGTGCAGACCTGGGGACCTTGTCATATACCTGGAAACGAAAGCCCAGGTTCAGCTAATAGCCTTCAGGCAGCTTGGTTTCACATTGATGGCAGTGTCGGTGGTGGAGTGCAAGGAGATATCGATGAGACCTTTCAACCGCAATTAGCTGGCTATGTAATAGGTGATACTACTGGTGGAATGACTTGGTTTACTCATATAATGCTAGAGAGGTAAGGAAGAAACATGGCAAAGTTGACTAAGGAAAAGATACTGAAACTCGGTGCTATTGAGGCCATGAAACTCTGTAATGAGCTTGGCTTGCCTGAGGGTACTGGGGAAAAGATGAGACAAACTCTCCTAGAGCACTTTGGATTCAAGGAAGAGCCAAAGCCAAAGGACTAAACCAAATGAGGGGAGTGGGATAACTGCTCCCCTCAAGGGTAGGACAATGCCAATATATGAGTATAGGTGCCCAGAACATGGTAGATTCTCAGTCAGACAGCCCATGTTTGATGAACGTAAGGCTGACTGTCCTGAATGTGGCAAGCCAGCAGAGCCAAGGATTTCCGTATGCAGCTTTAGGTTTGCTGAACCTTTAACTGTGTACCAAGATTTAGGAGGGCATGGTAACCGCCATAGGGGTTATCAGGAAGTAGGACGGATACCTGACGTTGGAATCACTCCCAAATCTGGCCAACCTTATAAGACGGTTAAGGAAGTGGAAAAGGAAGAATACGGAGGAATCAAAGAGGTGTAAGATGCCATTACCAGTTGATAACTTAACACCAGAAAGTTCCATGGTCTCAATCAGGGAGGCTATTGGTGAGTCCATCGCCCAATGTTTGAGGGAAGGTGGACGAGAACAAAAACAGTGTGCTGCCATAGCCTACTCCATAGCCAGAGAGAAAACTGGTAAGGAGTTAGACGAAGGCAGACAAAGATAGGAGGAAGTTATGCTTGGAGTTAAACATACCAGATTAACCACCACTGGTGCTATCAAAACTACTGGTGGTAGGTTGCATTGGTTGATTATATCTAATGACAATGGTAGCAATAAGAGGGCTTGTATCCTCAATAATGCTACTAGCGGAACAGGTAGTCCAGTAGCTAAGTTTTGGTGCCCACCTGAGGCTACGGTGCCGTTTTATTTTAACCCGCCTATGAACCTTGATACTGGTATCTATATAGGAACGAATGATAACTTAGTGGTAACTGGTGGCTACGATTAGGTGGTAATCAATGAGGACTATCAGTTCATCCTTACAAGCTGCTCAGGAGGCGACATCAGGAACTCCTTTTGTTGGACTAGTATTCCGCAGTCCTAGCAATGGCTCTTACAACTACACCACCAGGAAGAAACTGGTAGAACATCATGAGGAGCCTTACAATGACTATGCCACCATCCTGCTAGACAATAGTGATAGAGAGGTAGTAGACCTAACTGGCTACTACATAGATATAGTCTATGGACATGATGGTGATGGTGTTGCTACTGCTAGGTTGTGGGTGAAATCCCAAGCCGACATTTCTATGGAGGGAAAGCTGGTAACAGTCCTATCCCTAGAAGGAGCATGGTCTCTTATGGGAGAGCAGTTGTTGAGGGTTGGCAGTCCTCCACTGTATAATGACCAACCTTACACCGCCAACACTATTTATAGCATCCTACGAACTCTTATAGAAACAGAGTTGTCTATTGCTACTGGATTTGCCTTCTCTCTAAGCTCTCTGGGTGACCAGGATGACGGTATAATCAATGACTTTATCCCCCAGTTCTCCCCAAACCAAGTAGCTTTTGATGACTTTAACACCCTAATCCAAACACTAATGGCTATGACCAAATGCTACCTAAGGGCTAGGGCTGGATTGGTCTTTCAAATAGTTTATCCACAAAGTGGTGATGACGAGGATGAAACCTACTACTCCTACCAAGCCCACTTCTTTTTTGAATATGCCGAGGTGAGGAACATAGTAATTCCGAACCACATTATAGTATTCTGTAACCAGCAAGAGGAAGGCTGGGTAGCAGAACTTATTATTACTGGTGAGGCAGAGGATTCGGACCAGCAGGGTAGGTATATGGAGGTCATCGGCCCGTTCACCGCACCTACAATAACCAGTCAGGGTGATGCCGATAACCGAGCAGACGCTATATTGTCCAAGTTGAAGGCTGAGGTTTTGGCTGGTAGGTTAGTAATCCCACATGATTGTAGTGTGGAGCTATATGATAGGGTTAAGGTATATGATGGGAGAGGGACATAATGGCATTAAATATATTGAGTGTTCATAGGACTCATTGCCCTACACATACGGGAAGTAAGGATGCTGATTCGGCAGTAGCCTATGCTATTTGTCGTGGTGCATCGGCAGCCACTGAATGTAACACGGGTGCTAATGCTGATATTGCACAAGACCATGAACTTGAGAACTCCGACCATGCATTTACTCTTTCCAGGCTTGGTATATTTTTCCTAATAGATATACCTGCAGGTTCAACAATATCATCAGCTACCCTAACGCTTGCAATGTATAAGTATCCCGATCCATTTGCGGAAGCAACCGATTATGATTGGACTTTATCAATACGGTACAACGCCAGTTTATCCGACCCTGGTGAAGCAGGTGTTTGTCCTGTGACAGATTGGCCTACGTACCTAGGTGGAACACAACTTGTCAGTAAGTATGCAGATGACTTGGAGCTATATAAAGATGACTATGAATTTGACATACCTATTACTAAGGAGATAGACGAGGTAACTGTTCCAATCGTTGTGCCACAGACATACCTAAAACTTGCCCTAATGTCAAGTAAGGATTTGGCTGGTACTGCACCTGATGACACCCAGAGAACGTCCGAAAGGGTACGCATAGACCCTGATGAAACATACCTAAGACTTGTATATACTCTTGCAACAACTGATGTGGATACGGACCCAGCCACTTTAGTTACTGGAATTTCAGCCACCCTTAATGGCACTTTGGTCTATGATGCTGGGGAGGATTGTGCCTGTAGTTTTGAGTGGGGATTAACTACAGATTATGGTGGTACAACCACACCAGAAAACAAAAATACAGGTGAAACCTTCTCCGCTGGCATAACTGGATTGTTGCCTGATACAACCTACCACTTCAGGGCTAAGGCCGTTAACAGCTATGGCACTTTCTATGGTGCTGACAGGACATTTGGAAGTACTGGCAGTATATACCCCAGTGTGTCAACTGTTAGGGTATCTAGTTTAGTTCACCGTTGGGTTCCAGGTAGCTATACCTTGGAGTGCACGTTAGGAGGGTTAACATCCGATTTAGGTTTGATAGTACCATCAGGGAAGCCAACTCCAATACTACCAACCTTGCCCAGTTGTGCACCTGATGAGGTATTGAGTTGGTCTTTAGAGAGAGGTTACTTCTGCTTGCCTAAAGCGGAAATACCACCAGGAAAGTATTAAAATGGGTAGGGAAAAAACAGGAAAACGGTATAAGAGTTTTGAGGATTTGGAGAGGCGCTGGCCCAGAATACCAGCTGGCCTAATAGCTACATGGGGACTATCAGGCATGATGCCCATTGGAGTGTATGGCTCAGCCTACTACTGTAGGTGTGTGTATGGTGTTAGTTATGGAATATATGGGGCAAGTAGCTATGATGACTGTTATTATTGCCCATGTACATTGGCTGGGATTTATGGTAGTGGTAGCTACGGAGACTGTATTTACAACTAAAGGAGGCGAACTATGGGAACAGGAACAGCAATAGCAGCGGGTGATTTAATCACCCACACCAAAATGAACCTGAAGTTGGAGAACTATAACCTTATAGATGACCAGGAGCTAAAGTTTGGTGATGGCAGCGATGTAGTTATTGATTGGGATGGTGACAAACTACAGATAATTCCAGCCGCAAACGACACAGGAGCAATAAACTTTGGTGATGGCAGTAGCGACATAGATGTTAAGGTATTCCTAGGCTCCACCAACGAGTATGCCGAGTTTAATGTTGGTGATAGTAAGGTAAACCTTGCAGGTGTAGCTTCTACCATACTGTCTATAACCAGCACTTTGATTGGTTCTGTAGCGGACAATGCTGTGGAGATAACAGTTACCGATAGCCAAACCATTGCCACTGGTGTTACTAGGGGTCTGTATATTAACTATACTTCTGGAGGGATAAACACAGGAGGTGAAGCTGATGGTTTGGGAATAGACTTTACAGTAACTGCAAACACGGCAGGATATGCCTATGGCTTAGCAATCTATACAGCAACAAGTGGTGACCCTGATATAGCTTTCCTCTCTGCTCTTAGTATCTATGCCGATGATGTGGGTAGTGGCACAGTTAGTGGCTTTGTGTGCATTGACATCGGTAAAACATCAGCCAATGCTGGAACAAGTAGGGATGCCTTTATGCGTTTTAGGACCCATTCGGGAACAACCGATAGTGTATTCCTTATTGAGGGTTCCGAAATGGCTAATTACTTATTCAACTGGAGTGATGGCGTTGGAGTTCCTTGGGAGAGTGGAGACATAACCGATGGTAAAGCGTGTAGCGGTGGGCTTCGCTGTAATATAAACGGTGTTGTTGGAGTAATTCCACTTTACGCAGATTAAGGAGGTACGATGGACGTTACTAATAGGGATGTCTTTGAGGCTAGGAATGCTATACAAGAGTTGCTGAGGCTAAAACTACCTGTGAAGTCTAGTTATCAGGTAGCCAAGTTGGGTAGGAAATTAAATGAGGTCTTGAGGGATATAGATGTTACCAGGCGAGCTTTGATAGAGAAGTATGGGACAGAATCCAAGAGAGGTGGCAAAGAGGTTAAACCAGATAACCCAGACTATGGTAAGTTCATGGCTGAGTTTGATGAGCTACTGGATTTAGAGGTCAGTGTTGTGGCTGACAAGGCGAAGATTCCAGATAAGATTTCTGCAACCTGTGAGAAATGTAGCCACAACATGGACAGGCAATTTGAGATTGAGCCATGGATTCTGGCTGCCTTGGATAAATTCATAGATGTAATGTGAGGAGAAATGCCAATCATAAACATACCACCACTGAGAGAGGCTGATGCCCCCAGAAAGTATAAGTTGCAGGCTAGGACTGAAGTTGGATTGGAGTCAGCTATCAAGAGGCTAGAAAAAGCCTTTACTGAGGGGGATACCAGGAGACCAAGATTTCCTGCTGTAGGTGAGGATATAGCCCACAAGATAAGGAGGTAACCAATGTCCTTTGCAACAAGATATGTAGGTGAATACCAGACAGAAATCTGGAGGGATTTGAAGGGTGATGTGGACCTTTGGACTAGCGTTGAAGTAACCAGGTGCATAGAAAGGGCTGTGGATGACCTGAGTAGATTTTATCCGTTGGAGGCTGTTTATGAACATACCATAGTCCAGGATGTAACTGCTGAACATTGGACAGCCAGCGGTGCTGACAGAGGGTTCGTTGCATTAGGCTATAAACCTATCAAGCCTGGTTCAGAGACGGTTACGGATAGTAGTGGTACTGCTTGTACCAAAGACACTGACTATACCATTGATTATATAAATGGTAGGATAGCCCATCATGCTGGAGGGGAAATAGATAGTAGTGAGGCTGATTGCCACATCACCTATAAGAAGGATATGTTGGGTATAGACCTGTCAGCCATTATTACCAATATGATAAGGATAGTTCATGTGGAATATCCTGTTGATAGGGTTCCTCAGCAGAAGGTATCCTTTAGCATCTGGAATAACTTTATGTATATAGGCAGCCAAAAAACAGGAGAGTCCCAAATCCAACTTACAGACAAGGAGCATGTAGCCATTTACTACGAAAAACCTCATACTGCTCCAACGGCTACTGCTGCTCCTAGCTACCCAGCCTTCCTAGATGAGGTTATCTGTATTGGTGCTGCTGCCTATGCCTTGCTAATGATGGCTTTGAAATATGAACATCAGGCAGTTACGGATATAGCCTATGTGGATGTGGCGTTGGACAAGATAGCCCTTGCGATGAACGGTGTGGATGGGCAAATAACCGCAGCCTTAGCGGTATGGACTGATGAGAATACTGCAATAGAGCTTGTTGACAGTGCCTTGGATTCAGGAGTTGATTATCTAGGTAGTGGCGAATCCTTAATAAACACTGTCAATGTTGGTGATAATGTTCCTGAACTTCATAGGGATTATGCCAATGCTAGTGCGGCCTTAGCTGAGAGGTATTATTTGGTAGCTAGAGCTTGGGAACAGAAGCGGGCTGACATCCTTACTGTAGCTGCTAGGTACATAGACAAGGCTGATGCTTGGAATGGTGAGGCTCAAAGCAGAATTGCTAATGCTGGATTGTATTTGGAAATAGCCACTAGATTTAGGCAGGAAGGGCTAGAGAGACGAAACGAGTTCTGGTCAATCCTCCGTGACAAAAGCGAATACAGGAAGCGAGTATCCTCCACACCAGTTAGACAGCCAGCCTAGTTAGGTTGGGTAGAGGTTCCCGAAATGGCAACAGCGGGAACCTCTATTTATTCCCACCTCTCCAAATACCTTACTTCCACTGGTGTGTGAAAAGGAGCTATATCCTCCAATGGCTCAAACCTATAATTAGGAGTGAATCCATCAACCAACAACTCATCGTGTACCTGTAACCTTGTATCCAAATCCTTACACACTATCAGTCCTCGTTTAAGAATTTCCGCCGCTGAACCTTGACATGGATAATCAATAGCCTTACGTTTGATGCCGTCAATACTTTCCTCATCAGGAGTAGGTAGTCTTATGTTCCTGCCAAATACAGTCTTAGCTATACCAGTCCTTAAAGCGTTATCCTGTCTTGAATCAATCCAGTCCATAGCCTGTGGAAACTTTTTGCCCCACATATCCCTTAGCTGCCTAACTCTGCCAATGCTCCTAATACCTAAATGCTCCATCAGTGTTTCATCCGTAGCTCCGTAGGTCATAGCCAGATTTGTCAGCTTACCTAATCTCCTAGCCACATCCATAAAGATTGCCACCTGTAAATGTATATCTGCATCCTCATTCCTTGTACCGTCTGGATTGTATTTTGGCAGTGAGAAAATATGCTGCATTTCCTTATCACCAGACAGGTAGGCTAGGACTCTAGGTTCCAGCTGTTCCCAATCAACGTCCGTCCATATTCCATTATCAGGTAGTAGGATGCCTCTACAATTATGTGGATACATACTGCCATCCTTGCGGAATTTGCCTGGTATATTCTGCATATTCCTATCAGTAGAACTAGGTCGTCCAGTAATAGCATCTAGGTGGAAATGTGTGTAGGCTCTTTCATCATGGCTCCAAGGCTTTATATACGTGTTTAGTAGTTTGGCATTACCCCTATACTGCAACACAATAGAGGCTAATGGGTCATCCATCATCTCCAATACTTTCTTAGCTGAAGATAGGTTTCTCCTTCCTCGTCCTTTGGTAAATGGGAGTTTGGAGAAGATAGAATAGGCTTTCCTAGTAGCTAGGACATAGGCTACCTGTTGAGGGGAACCAGGATTGAATCCAATATCCTCACACATGGCGTAGTAGTAGTCCACCTGCTCCTGTAGCTCATTTTCTACTTGTTTCCTAGCCTCTTGGTCTATCAACAGTCCTCTATTAGACATTTCAATCATTATAGGAATGGTCTGCATTTCTATATCCAGATACTTATGGTCAATGTCCTCCCAAAACTCGTAGTATAACTTGAGGCAGGCTCCACTATGTTGCATACACATTTTAGCCATTACAGCCTGTTCAATATCTAAAGTGGTTCCGCCTGCTGGTAAGTATTCCCTAACCTCATGGACTTCCATTTTGTGTATATGGGATAAGTCAACCAATCTATTAAACTTATGGCATAGCAACCTGGACATTACGGTAGTATCCTTAACATTGGTGGTATCAACCTCATATTCCCTAAGTGCGGATAGGTCAAACAAGGCATTATGGATTGCCTTAGCTATGGTAGGGTCTCTGAGTAAGTGCCAGGGAGTAGCTGGTGATGGTTCAGGAAACAATACAAAATAGAAACTGGTTGTAGGTTTGATTGATATACCCACACCAATGGCTATACGTTCCTTGAGGCTGATAGTCTCTACATCCACTCCTACGAGCTTAGGTGACTGTTCAACCAGCAACTGTTTGTGGATTCTGGAGTGTGGTTCCTCCTCACCCATATAATAGAAGTTGGCATTAGGGTCGTGGACAAAATGCAATTATTGTTCCCTCCACCTTATGACCTTACCATTACACTTGCCCTCTTTAATTTTCCTAACCATTATCTTATGTATATGGTTAAGGAATTTTCTAATAGGTGCAAATTTATCTTCCATTATACTCTCCTATAAATCATAATATCCTCATCCCATACCACCTCTTTACCTTGGCTAGCAGCTATTTTGGTAAATCCGTGGCCAGGAGTTTTCCACTTTTCCCAAAGCTCTAATTGAAATCCTACTGCCTCACATACCTTATCAGCCCATTTGGATAGGTAAACTCTTTTACCTTCCTCTATCCTATCCTTTATTATTATGGTTAATGTACCACTTATGGGCAGACTTTGATAACATAACTTGTAGACCTTTTCCATTTCCATCTTATAGAGGAATGGATTTAGCTTACTAACATTCCGTGGAGACTTACTGTATTCCATCATCATTCTGTCCTGGTCAACCAACCAGTTATCAGGGGCATCTTCACGCCTTTTGCGTACCCTGGTTGCTTTCATAGCTTGGGCATAGGGAGGCGAAGTTACTATATGATTGCAAGGAATTGGTAGAATCAACCTATTATCATAGTGGATTAGAGTAACCAAATCACCAGCACCAGGAACCTGTTTGCTCAATTCCTCCTTAGCCTGTAGTTGGAGTTTGTGATAGCCATCCTCAATCTCTATTAGGATTATCCTATAGCCCTGCAAGGCAGCTATCATTAGTGTACCTGTTCCTCCAAATGGGTCAAGCAGAACATCACCTTCTCCTGCTACATACTCTATTATAGCCTGCTGGAGGTGGAAGTTCATCTTAGCAGGATGTTTCATAACTTCCTCGGGGAAGAACAAGGATTTTCTGTCCTTAGTATCCTTAGGAAATAGTATCCAGCCTTCCTCATTTCTTGGGTATTCTGGAGCAAATATCTTTTCCATGCTTTATTTTGTCTCTCCTATCACCCATAGTCTATTACAGTTTGGGCAAATAAACATCTTATTTCCATCAGGAGGAGAGTACCAGTCCAGAGGAACCTTACACTTAAAGCAATAAGGGATGAAGGCAATATAGAGGGTGTTCCAGATTTGGCGTAATGATTCTCCAATTTCCATTGTCTTGTATGGGATAACATTAACCATTGGTGGAGAGCCAGCTAATCCTCTTATAGTATCAACACCTGGTATCCTCTCAGACATTGTTTGCCTCCTTTAAGCAGAATATACAAATCTCACCTTCACCGAAATCCTCAAGTGAATATGTTGTTCCGCACTCAGGGCATGTTTTCACCTCTGAAGCAGGCATAGCTCTAGGTTCTTCAGGCTCTTCAGGATACTCCTCTCGGAACTTTCTATCTCTTGCCTCAATCTCCTCCTCCACATCTACAAGCTCAGGCGTAGGCTTAGCCTCAGGGAATTCCACCTTCACACCATCAACCTCCACAACATCAGGCATAACAATCGCCTCTGGTGTTTGGTTGCCGCTCCTAAAACGATACACACGGGTTAGTGTCCTGATTAGCTCGGTAAACTCTGCCTCACCGAAGTAAACCTTTTGGTCTTGGATTATAGTCCTGGATAATTCTTCAGTCATTATATATTCCTCCCTATAGCCTTTAAGAATTTCTTAGCCCTAGCCGTACCAATCCTCTTTTCCTTTCCCTCCTCACCAACCAATACTTCAGCCAGTACCTCAGCATCCTGCTGGATAGTGTACCAAAAAGTTCCAAACTGTTCTATCCAAGCCTTAGCTATTTCTTCACCTACTCCACCTCCTTTAATAGCCAGTAGGTTGTAGATATGAGGATTTTTGGACTCAATAAATATCCTATCCTTAATATACCGACAGAGAGTTTTGTGCTCCTCCTTTTGTGAGTTTTGGTACAAGGCAACTAAGGTCATAGCCGTAGCCGTATAATCAAAGGTCTCAACCACAGTTATCCCAGTCTTATCCAACTGGTTCTTCCATGCTTGTAATCCTGTGTAACTACAGTTATAAACCCTACCAGGAATTAGTATATTCTTTTCCCTAGCCTTGTGCCATACCTGGGTAGCTATCTTTAATCCTGCTACAGGTTCACATACTCCCTCAATGAGTAGCAGGGTTTCTTCCACACCATTATCCATCTCCCTACCCAACTGTTCCTCTACCTGGTCTATGCCACCAAGCACCTCATGTATTTGCTTCCTCTCCACCTGTATCCTGTGACCATCACAACAGAACCACATATAGTCGGCAAATCCTTGACTGTTCAATCCAGGTTGAGGCATCAGTGTAGGAACTGCCTGTCCAATAAGGTATTCTATTTCCTTTGGCTCATGATTGTCTATCAGTAGGGTCATAGCTCTAGTATCTCTTTCAGTCCATTAACGCTTAGATTTAGAATGTAGCTCGTCTCAGCGAGTGTAGCTCCAGCGTCTAGCAACAGTTCAGCAGCATAGGCTAGAATGTTATCCTTCTTTGCCTCCCTTATTCCTCCTACCCAATCAATATCCTCACCATGTTGTACCAGCCTAGTCAGTCCTTTTATAATCCATTTTTCACCTAGACTATTATACTTGGAGTGGTTGCATTTGGGGCAACAACATACTCCATTATTGGTCATGGTTAAACCACCCTCACTAACTGGTATAACATGGTCTATACCGTTTGCTGGTTGCCCACAATAAATACAATGGTGTTCATCCCTATTGAGTATTATTTCCTTTTGGTGTCTGGTAAAGTTCCTCCTTATCATTATACTATTCCTTTCATCATCTTGATTACCCTATCTATTTTAGCAAAACTAGGCTCCTCAAACACCATACCCTCCAATGTTTTAACCTCAGCCAGTTCCACCTTACAATACGGTTTCATGTTTTTACTATCCCAGTAGGTGTGGACTATCACATCAGCCCCATCACCTAGAGGATTCCAACCAGCACGTTCTCTCTTACCCGTCTTAGCCTCAACAATACCACCCTTACCATCTGGCATTGGCCCATACTCATCACGACTGTGGTGGGTTAGAACCAAATGTTTGCCGTGAGCTTTGGCTTGGTAGATGATTCCTCTCATGCGGATATTAGGTTCTCTATACTCAATTGGTAGCAGGCTAACCCTCAATCCTTTTTCACTAGGTAATAGATTGCCCTTAGCATCTAGTTGAATTTCCTGTTTCTCTTGGAGATAGCCAGAACAGCAAACCTCCCATAGCAAAGTGCCAGTATCAATAACCACAGTATTTATGGTTGGGTCATCCAAATGCTGTATATAATGGATAAGGAACTTATACCATAGCTCTTTTACGCCCACAATTATCTTACTGGGTCTAGTAGTAAGTTGGGCTAGGTCTATAGTCCCTATTTGGAATGGCATGGTATAGACCTCATGCTTGATTAAGCCTGAATCAAACTCCTGCTGAAAACGGTATATAGCTCGGTCAAACCCACCCACGTCAAACTCAAGGACGATTAGTGGCTTAGGGAATGTAAAAGCTAGGGTGGTTTTACAACTTTTGTCATGACCCCATAATCCAAATATCACTTTATCACCTCCATGTTATCCCATTGGTATGTTATAGCAAATATGATACAGCATAAGGCTAACTCCCATCTTTTGCCATCACCTGATAATTCTATGGTTAATGATATACATGGCGGTTTAAGCATGACAAAGCATAGCCAACCCTTGCCTACGTGGTAATGTTTGGAGTGTAGTGGTGGTCTATACTTCATGGTACTAACCTCCCTTTCCTTCTCTCCTGAACTCTTTTACCAGCCTCAGTCTTAACATCATCCAGTTCCTGTGTGGATAATGTATCTGGACTCCTCTTACCATATCTGTCTTGGTATAGCTTCTCAGCCTCAGCCATAATTTCTCTGACCAGTCCTGACTCATTGTCTCTAGTTATATGGACACTATCCACTGGCTGGCACCTGAGTATATAGGATACCTTTAGGACAGTATCTGGCTACCTCACAATATCCTCTACACCTGGCTCCGTACCAGCATTCATGGTCATTACAAGGTTCGTTACAGACTCCAACCTTCAAGGCTTGTTGGAGGTGTAGTTCCTTGCCTTGAAAGTAGCCTGCAACATAGTCGTTATCCAATCTCTGGATTGGTATTCTATATATGTTCCTAGCCACTCCTCTACTATGAGCTACAGCCAGCCCACCATCCCTAACCGTAACCTGCAACTGCATTTTGGATATAGCTATACCTAGTTCCTCCAACATTATTCGGTAGCGGTTTAGTTGTAACTCCTCATTAAACACATCAGCCTCTTGGGGCATGGACTCAAATACTGAAACCATCTTGGGAGTACCAGCCTGTCCCCATTTGCCAGAGACTTTATATACTGCTTCTGATGGGTCAGGCTTTTGGCCTATCTTAACTATACCTAGAGCTAGGGCTACTCTATAGCTACCCCATAGCTTATAGTCAGTTAGAGTCCATTTGTGTTGAAGCTCCTCATTATAGGCTAGTGGTGTTGCTGCACCAGGCTCAAGCTCACCAATCTCTCTAATTACTTGGTTATTGACATTTATATTGACAACATACCAGTCATTATCAGGCTCCAGTAGGTCAAATATGTCCCTATCAATGTTTAATGCTTTCTCAGCGGGTAACCCTAACTTAGTGGCAAACTCCTCCAGTGATTGGTGATGTTTGGTTCCAGCCAACATAAAAGCCCTACTGTCAGGGTCAACGACATAGGGCTGGGTGAGCTTGAGGAACTCATACATAGTTCCATTGAGGAGTTGGGTGGTTGATGGAACTCCTGTCCACTCTCTCTCCTGAGCCATTAGTGTTAGGGTAGGTAGAGTGAGACAGCGTTCTCCCATTTGGCATTTGGATAAACACTCCTTAACTGTAGTTACCTTTCCATTAGGGCACTTGAACCATTCAAGCACTTTATTCCTCCTTAGTAGGCTTGCTGGGGCTTTGGAACTGGCCGGACTAAATCTTTCAACTTCGTCTAATTCCGCCACCCCAGCTAAGCCCTTCCTGCTCAGCCAGTCGGGTAGCTGGCAGGCTTGCTGGCTCGGGCAATATCCGATTTGTCGGCTTTCACGACCATTACACCAGCAAGCTCGTTAATCCTTAGAATGGACTATCATCCTTCTTGACATGGTACACCCCATTCTCATCCTTGGTAACCATGCCAGTAGCTTCCATACCACTGACAAAGGTAGCATCAACAATCTTCTTAACCAGGGCAGCATCACCTTTAACTAGCGGGTCTTGGAATATCAGAGTGTTCCACTCCTGTTGGGTCTTACTATCCAGCAGGTTGAGAGCTTGTTGGATAGGAGTTACACCAGTAGGAGCAGCAGGTGTTGGTGTGGCTGGAGCTTCTACTGTTGTAGCCACTCCTGAATGTGGAGTGCCACCAACTCCCTCTACATAAACTACTTCCCAAGCCTCTCTTGGAGTCTCCATCTGCTTATCATTATCCCACATCATATGTCCAGGTGTTACCTTCCACTCCTGAACCTTACCGATAAGGAAGTCCTGGTTCTTAACTCTTGGGTCACCCTGTGGTATGTTTTCATTCACACCAGCATTGATGATTCTACCTACTGATGCACCAAGGACACCACTATTGCTCCTGTCCCTCCTGGAGTGCATCATGGATATTTGGGCTATTGGGGATGGATAGGGTTCTGTGGTTTCAAACACCTCTAGCTCACTGAAGTTATAACTAACCTCTAGCTTGGCTTGTGGCATCTGACCACGCTGAACCATACTGCCAGTGATGGAGTCTAACTTGCCTCTAAAATGCCGTAGTGGACTGCGGAATCCTGACTCAAATCCTCTTGTCTGTAGTTGGGCTAATACTTGTTCTGGTGTTAGGTCGGCCATTTATTTATCCTCCAATTTACTTATTATTAGCTCCTTAATCAGCTGTTTTGCTGTCTTTCCTTCCCTAATGGCAGCAATCTTTAGCTCCACTGCCTGCTCTTTGGTTAGGTCAACAGTTATATTGTAGCTCACCTCATGTTTACCTCCTAATCTATAACTCTATTAAAATTATAACACAGTGGACACTATTTGTCAAGTTAGTTATGTCAAGTCGTTATGTAAAGCTAGGAGAATCTAGGGTCATTTCCCATTGGTGGACTATCTCCTGGTTTGAATAGTTTAGGTGGGGCTATGGACTTGGTTACCTCGCCTGACATAATCCTTACAGCATAGACGGCTCCACAATCCATGCAAATATCAGTGGTTATCTGGTAGCCTGGAACCTGGGCACCAATGGGAATAGCTGCCTCCCTAGTTGGGTCAATTACTGCTCCTCGCTTGAAGTCTAGGCCAAGTGTCCACTCCTTCCTAGCATAGCCTCTATCCTTTACCTCATTGACTAAGGACTCTAAGAACCTCCTTTCAGAACCACAGTTAGGGCACTGGTTGAATTGTTGGTTAATGTTCTCCACCTTGTTCCTCCTTACCTTTATCTTCTGTTCCCTCTGCTCCTGACAGGCTATCAAATATTCACAGGGTATATTAAATCCGTGATTATCCATCACTTTAACTCTATCATTGTCCCTACTTAATACCTGCCTAGTAGGCACAAAACCTACACTTCATTCCGTGTTTAACCCTTTCATCATCAGGGCGATATTGCCCACATTCAGGACAAATATAAGGGTCAAATGTATCATTCTCTAGTATATGTATCAATTTCACCCAATCAGGATTTGCATCATAATGCCAAAA